GATCGGTCGATTGGCTGTGTGGGCGTGACCCCACGGAGTGAGCCGACGAATCGGAGAGCGCAAAGAGCCCCTGCCCGCATCGCGGGCAGGGGCTCGATTGTTCTAACGGGTGCCCGTTAGAGAATCACGCGGCCGTAACCGCGGTGACCGCGGCGACGGCAACCGTGCGCACCTTTGCCAAGTACTGCGCGAGCACCTGGCACACAAACGCTTCCGCGTCCACGTCAGCGGGAAGCGTGATGTTCGCAACCACCTTGACAGCGGCAAGCGCGGCAGCGTCCATCTTGAGCACATCGGCAATCGCCTTAGGCGTGGTCAACTTGGCAGCACCGTTGCCATCGCCCGAACCCTTGCCGACAGACTTGAGCACAAGAGTCCCGAACTTCGCGCCCGGCTTGGCAGCACCCTTGCCGTCGTTCGCGGTTGCGTCCCAATCGGACGGATCAACCAGCGAGGCTTGCACGTCATACTTGGAACGGTTGCCGAACTTGCCCGTTGCGTTCACCTGCAACCACGGGCCGTAAACGTCCACATCGGGCGACATGTCCAGCTTGCCGTATGCGGTCAACTTGGCAGCGGTATGCCACCGCGCAACCTGCAACGCCTTGACGTAGGTACTGCCCGATGTCGGCAGCGAACCCCAATCGGCCTCGCTGACGTTCGCCTGCAGGTACGTCAGCACCGCGCTAGCGCCGACATCGGCGAAGTCTTCGCCCATCGCCTTAACGACGGGCTTGAGAGCATCGCCCAAACCGTTGTACGCCTTGACAGTCTCGGCAAGGCGTTCGAAACCGACAGCGCGGATGGCAGCGGTAGCGGCAGACTCAGCACCTGACAGCGTGGTAGCGGCAGTCAGAAGCGTTGTCAGCGCGGCAGCGGGAATGGTGGTTGCCACAACGGGTGCGGCAGTCTCAGTAGCAGTCATGATGTGTTCCTATCTGGGTTCTAACGGGTGCCCGTTAGGCGTCGGCGTTGTTGCCGACTCCATAAGTGTACCACATGGTACCAGGTATGCAACCGCTCAGAGTGGGCCGACACCCCCCCAGGGTGCGCGGCGGTGGGTGGGGTGCGACGCAGTTGATGTGTAGGAGTCCCAGCGATTTATTTGAGTAAGTCCCCAAACGTGATCGAACACACGTTCTAGTCCATGTCGTCCGGGTCTCGGCATGTGTCGAGGCAGTATTGGAGCCACTCGCCGCTCTGGTGCCACCACCAGAACGACTGCTCCATCGACAGGTAGGGACGAGCCAACGATCCGTCACCGCGCCACGAATCATCGCGGTCAGGAGCGGGCCAGGGTGTCCCCTCAGCCGACGATGAGTTATCCACAACACTCTCTCTTTCTCTTGGGTTGAGTTCTAGGTTCCGGTTCCCGGTCTAAAGACCGGGAACCTGGGAACCTATCGGAACCACTTTGGGAACCTGTTTACGGAACCCCTGGTAGGAAGGTTCCCAACAGGTTCCCGACTAGTTCCCGAGGGGTTATCCACAAGTTCCCGCCCTGGTCACGATTCTGACCACTCGGGAAGGCCAAACCGCCGCTTTCCGTCAATCTTTGACTCGACAATCAGTCCGTCAGCGACCGCCGTGTCGATCCCTGTGTAGGCGTCCTGCTTGCGACCGCCCATCGCCAGGACGAGGGCGGTGGACCCGACCGGCTTGCCGAGCGTTCTCAGGGTGTCGACCACCTTGTTCGTCGCCCGCTCGATCCGACCGCCCGGTGAGTCGTCCTGAATCGTCGGCGAGTACAACGCCGCCTCCCAGGAGCCGATGATCGGGTCGACACGGATCACCAAGTCACCCACATCCTCGCCTCGACGGAAGTTGCCGTGCCGATCCTTGGCGCATTTCAGCCTCAGACGGCCCCCGGTCTGGGCGTCGAACGGCACGACGCTGTGCGCCCAGTACTGAGCGCCCCCGATCGCCGCTCGTTTGCGCTTCGAGCCCGAAGGATGCAGCGGGATGTCGTTCAGCTTCGTCACATGGTCGAGAATCAGCACCGCCGGGCCTTCTTCGCCGTTGCTGGTGTCGGCCAGTCGTCGCGGAACGGCCCGCAGCCACGGTCCGACCTCGCTGTCGTGGTTCTCGTCGATGCCTTCCAGCCCGAACGCTTCGCCCAGGCTGTCAATGATGACCAATGTGGGGTGTCGCGCCTCGACAATGCCCACCAGGTGCTCGATTGCGGTGCGATCGAACTCGGCTGACGGGCGGATGTAGATGAAGCGGTCCCTGATTGCGTCGTCGCCGACGTGCATCTTGCGTAGACGGTCCACGATCGACGATGGGACGTCTTCCAGGTCGAGCAGCATCACCGTGTTGCCCGCCCGAAGCTGTTGTGCGGCGGCGTACAGCGCCACCCAGCCCTTTCCGGTGCCCGAATCGCCATGCACGCCGTTGACCTGGCCCCGGTAGAACAGCGCCTGGCGGTCGTCGTCCCTGCGCAGGATGGACGGGGTGGGCACGATGAACGTGCCGTCCAGCACCCCGGTCAGGTCCATCGGATGGAAGCTGGGGTCCAAGAGCGGTGTGATACCGTCGAATATCGAGTCGGGCGACTCATCCTTGTCAGACTCGTCGGTTGGGCTCGGCGTGACCGGGGCCTTCGAGAGCGCCAGCCCGACCGCCCACGGGATCATCAGGTTGAACTCGTCATTGATCCGGCGTGGGTCTTCGCCCGCCATGACGTCTTCCCACCACAGCCGCAGCAGCTTCACCGCCGGGGCGAACGGATACAGCCCGCGCTGTGCTTCTTCGGCGAACTTCGCCATCCGGCCCAGGCAGGTGTTGTGACGGCCCTTGCCGGTCCCGTTCAGCGACGCATCCCAGTTCGACGGGTCGGTCATGTTCTGCACACCGCGCCACGACGGCTCGCTCGCGATCGGACCGTTGTACTGGTTGGCGAAGTCAGTCACCTGCTTCGTCGAGACATGGATGCCACTCCCGCCGTAGGGCACCAGCCACTCGGGTCTCGGGAACGGGTGCATCGTGTTCAGCGCGTGAGGGTCGATCCCCGGCCGGTCCGGGCCGTCGATCACGACGTAGCCCCCGGCCCCGCGCACGTCGACACCGCGCGAGTCGGGCAGATTCGAGGCTCCGTTGCCGGGCTGCACGCCCTTCGGATTGGCGAAATACAGGTGCGTCCCGCGCGCCGTCTTATTGATCACCGCCTCATCGAAGATTTCTGCGATGAATGCGGGCCATGACGGCTCGCTCACGTCGATGTCGATCGCCATGCAGTTGTCGAGCCCGATCGCCCATGCGATCGACACGCCATCTTCGCCCCAAAGCTGTATCGCCTCGGTGAAATCCTCGACGATGAAGTTGATTCGATCGGTGGCACGTTCCAGCCACTTGTAGCCCGGCATCGGTGTCTTCGATGCCGCTTCGACCGGGAAGATGCGGATCGGGATGGTGCGAACAATGTCGCAGGCGGTGTCGAGGATCGACACAGGCCCTGTATCGCTGCTATCTTCAGTCACGACGGTCATCACTCCTTGGCAGGTGGGTTGTCTGTTGGCAGCGTCATAGCGCTTCCTTTCATCATGGGTTGATGATGCGAAGGCCCGCCCTCACAGGCGGGCCTTCGTACGTCCCCAGCTTGGATTCGCGATCCTAGACGAACATCCAGATCAGCACGATGGCTGCGACGATCACGATCAGCATCAGGATCGCCCACCAGTCGAAGTCGGTCTCGTCACTGAACAGCGACATCGAGGTACTCCTTGATCGGCATCCCACAACTGTTGCACTCGACGGGTGTACCCGGTCCCGGCTCGACGTCGAGCACGATCCGGCTGAACAGCGCGATCACCGCGGGCCGTGGTGTCTCACACAGACACCACGGCTTGCGAGGCGAGTACCGCCACTCGCGCTTCGGAGTTGGGGTCGGGGTTACATCGGAGGACTCCTTTCGGGTCAGACCCGACCCCTTGGACAACGCCGCGTCCCACATGTAGAAGTGGTTGCGGCAGAGGTTGCGCCGGAACGCCTTGGCGTAGCAGCCCGGCGTCGAACAGGTCATGGCGACGGCTCGAACAGAGAAGGCTGGGACCAGTTGGTCCCAGCCCTCTCGAACGCATCCACACACGACCGGCAGGCGAAACGCTGCTCGGCGTGCTTGGCGTGGATGGTCTGAGTCGACGGGTACATCCGACGCCAGCCTGTGATCATCTGGAAGACCGCTTCCTCGTTCGGCTTCACCGAACGACCGCAGGCTTCACACGTCACGGCCAGCATGACTCACGACTCGCCGAACAGGTCGTCGGTCGACACCGACGACACCGGAGCCTTGTACTGGGCCTTGAACAAGTTGGCCCCCTGGTAGCCGCGCGTCGTCGGCTTGGCGATCCCGGTGTACTGGACGGCCAACGTTGCACCCTCGTCGATGGACTTCTCGCCCGCGGCCCGCACAGCCTCCGCGATCGCAACTTCCATCGACGTGCCGGTGCCCTGGGCAGCCTCGAAGTTCTTGCCGCCCTTGGCGTACAGGGCGCGCACACCGTCGTCGTCGTCATCATCCTTGATGTCGGTCTCCAACTCGATGTACGTCAACAGACGCGGCCGTCCGTCGTCCCACACCAAATCCTTGCCGGTCCCGAACTCGCGTTGCGGGCGACGCTCGACAAGACGGATGACACCCTTGATCGTGTCACCGATGGTCTCCGGGGACCACGACTTGCCGCCGCCTCCAATCTCACTCAATCCAACAGGCATAACTACTTCCCTTTCCGGGTTGATCGGTGGCCGCTGGATTGCGGTCCACCCTCCACGAAGCCGAGTTCAAAGTCGGCTTCGACCTTGCTGAGCAGCGACAGAATCTCGTTCGCCTGCTCGACAGTCTTCACGCCCTGCTTGGGCGTCGGTAAACCCTGCGGCCAGAGGCGCAGAAGAAGTTTGGTTGCCCCCTCGTTCTGGGCAACATAGGAGAGCCGCAGCTTGGCCCAGTCGACCAGTTCCGCAACCTCGTCGGGCTGGTCGACTGGCGCGTCGGGCTCCGGGTCACGCGGCTCAGGGTCGTGCATCTCGGACCACGGCGGAGCGTCGTGCATCAGCGAGCCCGTCGCGCCCGGTCCGTCGAGGGGACCGACCGGCGCGACGGGCTCGGAGTGCCCGAGCCGCACACCATTGCCTTCCATGTCAGCCCCCGGTGAGACCGGCGACGACTCAGCATCGGTTGACGGCTCGGGCAGACCGATCGTAGTCGCCTCGGGTCCGTGCGGTGTCACCAGTGAGAACTCGAACTCACCGCTGCGCCAGTTCTTGCGCCACAACTTCACCTGCTGCACGATGTACGCCCCGAACCCGCCGACCTCCAAGTCGCACCACAGGAACTCGCACGTCCCCGACTCGTCGGCGGGCATGTGGACGATCAGCGCCCACTTCTGGTTGATGTCCGGTGTCGGCTCGAACTCGTCGGTCACGACGTTGTAGAACTGACCGCCCGCGTACAAGAACGATTGCACCGCGTAGGCGGGCATCGAGTACTCCATCTTGCCGCCGGTCTTCAAGTCACCGATGACGTAGGTGCCTGCTGGGAGCACGCTCCCGTCCGGTGCTGTCAACGGCTCCATCAACTCGTACAGTCGATCGGCCGTTCCCGCGCAGCGGAACTCGACGTTGACGGTATGGAACTCGAACGCCACCGAGCGCAGACCGAGGAACTTCATCGCTGTGTCGTAGGCGAGCAACGACGACAGGTACGGCTCGGGTGGCGAGAAGTTCGGCTCCTGCTCCCATCGCACCGACATCGCGTGCAACGCCGTCCCGATGTCAGCCGCCTGCGCACCGCGCCCGGCTGCGATCGAGTCGTCGCGCAGCTTCGTCTTCTCCTTGTTCTGGCCCTTGTCGTCCAGGTTGATCGCGCACCACCGCGCCTGCAACGCACGATCGCCAGCGACACCGAGCGCCGCTCTGTCGATGCGCCAGTTCGTCAGCGCGCTCTTGTCGTCGAGCGGATCGGCGAACGACGACGGGCGCGAGTAGCGCTCACCCTTGCCGTTGACGACGACCTGTGGCGCGCCGTTCGCACGCCGATAGTCAGTGCGTGTCGTTGGCTCGATGTCTTCCAGGTCAAGACTCATTGTTCGGTTCCCTCGTTGCGGCGCGATGTAGGTCCATGCAGATCGCTGTGGCGTCGCGACGGGTAAGTCGCAAGATCATCGAGCTACTCGGCTCGCGCATCGTTCGCAGGGTGATCCCCCCGTCGTCGATGTGGACGGCGACCTCGCCGCCGTTGTCGAGTCGTGTCACCATCGTTGAACTCATGACATCGCCCGCAATGCGAACTGGTCGACGTAGGCCGTGACACCTTGATGGCTCGCAGCCAACAGGTACAGGTCGAGCGCGACTTTCGCCAGTTCCCGTTCGTTGGCGGTCTGGCCGTTGTCGATGAAGTGCTGCAACATCACCACGAATGGAGTATGAGCCAGGGATGTGACATCGCTCATGCCGGTCCCGTCCGTCCGTACGTCGCGATCAGCAGCGCCTCGGCGCGGTTGTGATCCTTCTTGCGCTTCAGCTTGTCCGCGACTTCCGGGTACATCTCGCGCGCCCGCAGTCGAGAGGCTTCCTTGCGTTCGCCTGTCTTGACGTTGGAGAGTCCGACCGCGCGTTGCCATTGGGTCGGCCTGACGCGGTGGAGCGGTATCCCGGCGCACAGCACCGTGGCGACGATCAAACCCTCGCTGCGTCCCATCGAGAAGTTCGCGAGACTGCCGTTACGCCCATTGGCCCGGTTGTCTTCGAGATACACGGATCGCACTCCCCAGGCGTCCGTGAGCAACTCTTGAAGTGCAACCGGGTCGATGCCGTGCGGGCCGGTCGGTAGGTCTTCGACCTCGACGAGCCCGGTGTCGGTATCGAAGATGCCGACCGCGCCATCCACCCCTGGGTCGATGCCTGCGATTCTCATTGTTCGGGCGGGATGACGGTGACGAGGGCGTTGACGATCAGGCGGTTGATGCTGATGTGTTGACGCTCCGCTTCAGCGGTCAGGGTCTCGCGGTAGTGGTACGGCACGCGCAGGTTGAGTTGCACGCTGATGTCTTCCGGCGAGTTGCGCGGTCTGAGTGAGTCAGTCTGATTCGTAAGTGCCATATCCACATGGTACCACATAGCGTGGTGTCATGCCATTCAGTACCTTAGATATAACGGCGTTACAGCAGTAGCCAGGCCAACGCCACACAGGCGAAGCCAGCGCGCAGAATCACTTGGTCGATGGATCGCGCCATCGCCGCCATCACCGCACTGATCACGAACAGAATGAACGCGATCAGGAACAGCACATCAGCCGTATCGACCTCACCGGACGCAATGTCAGCGAGCATCATGACCTCCTTCAACGAGGAACCTGGACGAGTCTGACACAATGAGTCGCGGTGACCGACAAGGACGACTTCAAACGCCAGCTATTCATCGAGTGGCTGTGTACCCCCAAGCGCGACCGCGATCCCCAAACGCAAGAGGCGTTCGCCCGCGAGCACTTCCTCGACGCCGCCAAACTCACCCAGTGGAAGAAGGATCGCACCTTCCTGCTCGCCTGGGAAACCCACTACCTCGCCACGATCGCCAGTCCCGAGCGCAAGCAGAACATCCTCGACACGCTGTACCGCACCAGCACCGATGGTGACGATCCACGCCACGTTGCGGCGGCATCGAAGTACATGGAAATCGTGGACGGCCTGAAACCCCAACGCCTCGACGTACATCTCCACCGCCCGGCGAAAGACCTCACCGACGACGAACTCAACGCCATCGCGGCGCGGTACGCGGAGCAGGAGCAAGCGGCGCGGAAGCAGGAACGCGAGGCGTCGTGACATTGCCGGGGCACGGACGATCGGGATACGAAGCCAAGACACGCGACCCCGAGCGTCGCGCGTTCTTCGACCTTGCTAAACGAATCTCCGAAATCGAAGGCATCGCCGGGGGCAACCCGTGGGACTTCATGGGGACGATCCCCACCACCGGCCCGCCCACTGACGCGCAAGATGCACCGCCGCACGAAGACGGCGACATGTGGATCGACGCCGATGGCGACGGCTGGGTCTGGAACGGAAACGAATGGGTCAACGTCGGGCCCATCCAAGGACCACCCGGACCGCCCGGACCGCCCGGCATCTCCGGTGTCGGATTCGAGGAAGTGTGGATCGGACCGACCGACCCGATCATTGCCAACCCGACCGTAGAACTGTGGTACGACACCGATGAACTCGGAGCGCCCGGCGGTGGCGGTGGCGGGCCCGTCAGCTACGTCCACGTCCAAGGCATCGCCGCCGCGAGTTGGATCATCACTCACGCGCTCGGATGGTTTCCGAATGTCACCGTCGTCGACAGCAGCGGTGCAAACTGTGAAGGCCAGGTCGGCTACATCGACGAATCCGCGCTGACCATCCAGTTCAGCGCGGCGTTCACCGGCACCGCATATCTCTCGTAAGGGGCGCACATGGCTCGCAGGTTCCTGGTTCCGATCGACCTCGCCAAGAACGAGTTGCAGAACGCTGTCGTTCAGAACCTCGCTGCCGCGCCCGCCGGTCCGCTCAAAGGTCAGTTGTACTTCGACTCGACCGGCAACGTCCTCTACTGGTTCGACGGCACCAAGTGGGTAGCGGCGAGCGGCGGGCTCGACACCGTTGCCGGTGACGCTCGCTACGTCAACATCACAGGCGACACGATGACCGGCGCGCTCGACATGAGCGCCCAGCGGATCACTCGCCTCGGTGATCCCGTCAACATCGACGACGCCGTGAACCGCCGCACCAGTGAGGCGTACACCGAGGCATACGTCGACAACGAACTCGGCACACACCTTGCCGACCCCGACCCGCACACCCAGTACGTCCACGTCGCGGGCGACACGATGGGTGGCACGCTCAACATGGGCCGCTACCCGTTGATCAATCTTCCTGATCCGGCTGGGGCTGCCGACGCCGTTACCAAGCAGTACGTCGACAACTTGGTCGCCGGGCTCGCATGGAAAGAGCCAGTGCGCCTTGCCAGTACCGCCCCCGGCGTTGCTCTCTCCGGGCTCGGCATCGTCGATGGCGTGCAGACCGTCGCTGGTGATCGCATCCTCGCTAAGAACCACACCTTCCCCGAACAGTGCGGTATCTACCTCGCTTCGGCTGGTGCCTGGACACGCACCATCGACGCCGACTCCGCAGCCGACCTGGAAGCCGCCGCTGTGTTCATCATGGAAGGCGCGACGCTTGCCGACACCGCATGGGTCTGCACCAACAACCCTCCGATCGTGCTCGGTACGACACCGATCACATTCGTCCAGTTCTCCGGTGCCGGATCGTTCCTCGTCGATCACTCGGTCACGAACATCAAGCTGGCGCAGGTTCCGCAGAACACGATCAAGGGTCGCTACAGCGCTGGGACCGGCGATGTCGAAGACCTGAACTCGACGATGCTCGGTGATCTACTCAGCAACCGCTTCACCGAGTTCGCTGAGTTCACCCTCTGTGATGGCGTCACCAACTCGACGACCGTGGTACACAACTTCAACAAGCGTGGCGTCCACGTCGAGGTCTACCGAAGCGTGACACCGTGGGACACCGTGGAATGCGACATCGAACGACCGAGCCTGAATGAAGTGACGATCCGGTTCGCGAGCATCCCCACCGCTGGCGCGTACCAGGCGGTGGTCATCGGGTGAGCAAGCAGTTCCTCACGCCGCTACGCCTCGTCACGATGGGCACTGTTGGCGTTGCCAGCGACGTGCATCCGTTCGGGATCGGACCGATCACCGGGCCGAACCTGGCGATCGACAACAACGTCGTGCAGGCTCGCAACAACGGCGTGCTGACGAACCTGTTTCTCAACTACTTCGGCGGCGACACGTATGTCGACGGGAGTGGCACGTCAGCGCTCATCGTCGGTAGTGCGACGCAGGCCACGCTCAAACTGACATCGAGCGACGCCGTGAAGTTGGTCGCGACCGCTGGCTGGCTCAACATTAGAGCGGCCAATCAGTTGTACGCCGACGCCGACTCGCACGTTCTACGCACATCCAACGCGTCGGTCGTCATGCTCAACATGGACAACTCGACCGGAGCGAAGTTCGGGGTGCCGGTTCGCGTTCCTCAGACCGGCGACGTTGCGCTGGCAACCGAGATTCACGGCTTCCAGGTTGGTCCGAGCAACAGTCACAACCTGGCGTTCGACTACAACAACATCCAGTCGCGCTTTCAGGGGATGGGCAACACCCTCGAACTGAATCGGTTGGGCGGGACTGTGCGCGTCGGCGGCGGCATCACTGCATCGCAGATCGTGTTGGCGAACGGTACGAGCGGTGTCTACGCAGACACCTCAT